TCGAATCCCTTGCCACCGATGCCGGGCACCCAGCCGGGAACTTTGAAGGACAGTTTGCCGACAGTGTTGTTCCATAGTTTGGCGACAAGATTGAAAGCTGCTTTGAATGGTGCTGTGATGACATTGGCGACGAAGCCCATTGCGGCTTTGATGCCGTTGTAGATGATGCTGAAAACATTGATGATCTGATCTTTGAATGTGGTGATCGCAAGGATCGCCAATCCGAACGGGCCTGTCAGGATCGCGAGGATGAGTTTCCAGTTGTTGGTCACCCAGTCGATCACGCCTTTGATGAAGCCGATGATCTGATCTTTGAATGTGATCACGAAAGCGAGAGCGAGACCGAACGGGCCTGTCAGTATGACGAGCAAGAGTTGCCAGTTATCTTTCACCCAATCAAACACTGTTTTGATCGCGGCCCATACTGCAGCGAACGCGTCACCGACGACTCGAATGACTCCGTCAAAGAGTCCGAACTCTTTTTGCAGAATGACCAGAACGGCGATGATGGCGACGACTGCAGCGACGATCAAGAAGATTGGGTTCAGGGCCATGACAGCATTGAAAGCGGCTTGAACGGCTGAGAACGCTTTTGTGGTTGCTGTCCAGATTGTCATTGCCGTGTTGACTGCGATGATGGCTGCAGCGAGTCCGCCGATAATCGCGCCGAGCACGACGACAAGTGTCTTGTTTTTTTGAATCCATGCCGAGAACGCAAGGAACTTTGGAAGGAGTTTCTCGGCGAGTGGTGCGACAGCTGCGCCGATGGACTCCTTGAGTTCGCCCATTTGGATTCCAAGGTTCTTCATTTTGCCTTGGGTCGTGTTTGCTGCAGTGTCCGCTTGACCTGCGAAGGTCTCGCTCATTGCTGCGAATACTTCGTCGGTGGTTGCTCCGCTTTTGATCAGATCGGCAAGTGCTGGATCAAGTTTTTTAAGTGGGCCTAGGTTGCCGTTGAAAGCCTTGGAAAGCGCGTCGGAGACTGCGCCGAGATCCTTGCCTGTACCGGCAGAGACATCAAGTGCTAGACCGAGTAAGTCCTGAGCCTTGGTGATGTCTCCTGTGCCTCGAACAAGCGAGTCAAGTGCTGGGCGTAGTTCGTCGTCGGCGACTGCTGCAGCTTGTGAAGTTTTGGTGATGAAGTCCTCAACACTTGCGATCTGTTTGTCGCTCGCTCCAGTGACGTTGCCAAGGGTTGTGGCGAGCTTTTGTGCTGCAGCATCATCTTCGGCGAACGCTTTGACAGCATCAAAAGCGACAGCACCAAGAGCAGCGACTGCAAGGCCTGCCGGGACTGCAGCTTTCTTGATTGCAAACGATGCTTTCTGTCCGTTGGTTTCCAGCTTCTTAAAGTCGTTGATGGCTTTGTCGATGCCAGCAGGATTCCATTCGGAGATAATTGGGAGGTTGATTGCCATCAGCGTTTGACCAGTCTCTTGTTGGTTTTGTCCATGACTTCAATGACGATCTGGTCAACATTGCGTGTGATCTCGTCTAAGTAGTCGTCAGATCGCGCCCACACGAAGCGTGACGGCCCACGACCGAGAGATGCTGTCAAGTATCCAGCGAAGCCCGGACGGGCTCTGAGAGGGTTGCTGTTGCGTGTCTGGTTTGGGCCTCGTCCTGCCATGTCTGCCATTGACAGAGCTGCACCTTTTGCCGTGATCTTTACTGTGGCGACAGACTCGAATTGTGCGCCTTGTGAAAGGTTGCGTGAACGAGCTTTTCGAGTGTCAACTTTAATGGTGACGTTCTTTGACTCATTCTTCCATGCAGTGCGTCCGTTGTGCTTTTGTCCTTGCAACGGTGCAGACGATGGGATTGAGTCTTGTATCGCGGAGAACAATGGGTTCATCGCGTTCTTGATGTCTTTTGTGATCTGGCGACGAAGCGCAGGATCAATCTTGCCGATCTCACGAAGAGCCTGCTTCAGTCCGTCATATTGGATTCCGACTGATGCTGCCATTATTGTTTTCGTCTCTGCTCGTTGATGATCTGGACGCAAGTCGCCAGATCGTCTTGTTCAAATGTTATGTTCGGAGGCCAGAATCCAGTTGCGACAAGCAGTTCTGCTAGTTGCTTCCGGTGGCCTCCTGCGTAGGGACTGCGGTTGCAGTATCCACGACTTCAAGATCTTCGAGCTTCCTGATGAACTCGTCAAACGAGACAGGTACGGGGTGGCCTTGTTGCTTACTGGCTTCGTAGGCCATGTATGCAAGATCTTCCATGCCGATTCCGTTTGACAAGTCTGAAGCTCGTCGTTTCATTTTGCGTTCCCACGAAACGATCACGAAAAGGTTCGTAATCACTTCGTAGGTTTCGCCTTCGTACAGTTTTACTCTGAGAGTGAGTTTCATGTGTTCTCCTTAGTCGGGATCGGATTACTGGATTATGGGGTGACGATGTCGCGTCCGTAAGTTCCGCCCTTGAACACGGCCTCAACAACTGAGAGCTCACCGACGGTCGCGTTGATCGGCGTGACGGTCTCTAAGTAGCAACCAGTGAGCGTGTACTCAGGATTCGAAGCCGACTCAGTTGTACCAGACGGACTGATGACGATCGTGGAAGCGACACCGAACAAACTGTTCAAGTATGTTTCGACTTCGGTCGTTCCGTAACCTTGGAACAAGGTCAAGGTCAATTCATTACTGAACAACCCTGCCGTGAAGGTGCGGGAAGTTTGACCGAAGCTCGTGTTTTCCAAGGCCTCTGCCGTAAGGGTCAAAACCGCTGCACTGCAGTTTGAAGTGAGCGCGATTGCTGACGGGCTTGTCACGTTGACGGTTGGGTTTGATAAATATGTTGTGGGCATTGTTTGTCCTTTTATCTGCGGCTTGAGCCGATTCTAATTGTGAGGTCGTATGCAGGGAGGTCTTGCGATCCGATCTGGGCGACTGTGGGCCGTCCAGATACAACTGCGAGAGAAGAGTTCATGAGCGTGTCAACGACTCCGAGTATGTAGTCCGTAGTGTCTTGGTTGCCGGGTGGCGAACCCAGCACTCGGAGATCAATCGTGATGTCCGCTGTTTGGTTATTGAACGCAGTGAAAACAGGAAGCTCAATAAATACAGTAAGAGGTCGAGCGTTCCGAGGATCAGTGACCGGCTTAAGGCCAAGAGCTGTGATCGTTGCCGAGACAGCATCAATCGCGTCTGTGAAGATGCCTGCCATCTCATGCCACTTGCGATCTCTTGATACCGAGGAGCTGGTTGATTCGGCCCATTGATGCGACTGGAGCTGAGATGTTCATGTCTTGGAAACTGGCGAAGGAGTCGATGCTTCCGCGTTCTCTGTACAACGAGGCCGCCATGAGCACGACTCCAGCTTTAACTGCAGCATCGGGGACGCTGGTCAGTGAGTCATGGTATCCAGCTTGAACTCTGCGTTTGAATGACCATGCATTACTGGCATTAACTGATGAAGTCATGAACGCTGTGTCGTTGGCTGTCGCTCCACTGATGCCGAGAAACTCGGTCAGATCTGCAACATTGATCCATGTGCAGGTCTGTGTCCAGACGAGCGAGCCGACAGGATCTGCAGCTGAACGCTCAAGGTCGTCGCCGACATCTTGAAAGAGCAACTGGTTCGGGATGATGACATCCGAGTCGAAGATGTAGTCGCCTTCTTCGTCAACATCAACCAAGTAGTAGGTCGGGACAGCGAACACGATGTGTGTGCCGTTGAGACCATGTCCGAGGCCTGACAGTGTGATTGATTGTCCGACAGCGATGTCGGTGTTTTCAAGAGTCTGAACGACGGCGACGTTTGACAGACGCTGGTGGTGCGTAACTGTAAAGGTTGCCATCGTTCAGATCTCTCTCTTCGTCAATCAGATCAGGCTGGGACGCGCTTGACGAACTTGCTTGCGTCAATCATGACGGAACTGAAGTAGCCACGGAACTTGATAACTCGACCAAGTGCACCGTCTGCAAGTTCAACACTGACTGCTCCGCGTTGCTGTTCCCAGCATTCAAAGCCTGTGCTGTCGCCGACATAAACTTGGCTGGCTAGGTTGCGGTCGACAACAAGGTTTAAGCCGAACGCGTTGCCATTGAAGTTGCTTGCTGCAGTTGTGCCGAAAGCGTTTTGCGGGCCGACATTCGGGAACAACGGACGACCAGAGTTGTCAACCAATGAACCGAGCAGCGCGTAGAAGTTTGGTGACATGACGAGTACGTTAGGCAGGTTGCCGTTTGAGTTTGTCAAGATCTGCTCTGCTGAGTTGTAAATGAAGGACACCCAGTCAGCCGGGTCTGAAGCATTTGCAAAGACTTCGGTCTGCGATACTCCAGCTGCGAAAGTTGTGCAAGCTGCGAGATCAGTGGCGTTCGCGTAGATGCGTGCCATGTCGTCGATCAATGCACCGAGAACTTCGGGCGAGGTGAAGTCCATTGATTCTTCGGACAAGTTGACGTAGCCACCGTAGAGAGCCTTGGTGATTTGGATGTCGTCCACGACGAAAGTGCCTTGATCGAGTGCGACGAGTTCGCCGTTGCTTGCACCGATGGTCGTGTGCGTGGTGACCTTCGGACGGATGAACACCTTGCCGGATGCGGGCATTTGGCGTACTCCCATTGCCGTGATGAGAGGCCTGTAGTTAGCTACAAAATTATTGTAGATGGGCGAGATGATCGGCACTGGCAAGAGGCCGGGCGAGTCATTGCTCGTCACATTCGGAGCTGCTGCAACGATGCGCTGGTTGAACTCTGCGAACTCGCTTCCGCCAGCCAAGAACTTGATCATGTACTCGGCAGCAGTCGGCATTTTGAACTCACGCTTTGCTGTTGCGTACTGGATGGGAGCAGTGGGTACTGCTGCTTCGATTGCTTCTGACATTTCATCCTCCTCGGATGGTTGGGTTGGGGTTGGTATTACTTCTTCGTCGGGTGCTTCCTCTTCGGGTGAAGAGGCTGCGACTGAAAATATTTGCGCCTCGGTGTATGCCGGAGTCGTGACGACCGACAGTTCTAAGAATCTGGCCTCAGACACCTCTAAAGTGCCGTCTGCGAGCCTCTTGAACTTCGTTGGCACTGCGCCCACCGAAACGCTGTCAAGCGCACCATCGGCGAGCAATGCGAGAGCGTCATCGGCAGCTCTGGTCGCGCTCAACTTGGCGACGAACATCATGCCTTCGGCAGTTGAGACTCGTTCGGTGACGCGACCGATGACTCGAGTTTCGTCGTGGTACTCCAAGAGCTTCGGCATCGGGCCATCTTCGGGAAGTGATCCTTCAAGAAAGACCACACTCTCACCACCACTGAGAGTCGCTTTGACATTCCAAGGGACGGCAAGGCCTGTGATCTGACGCGATGGTTCACCATCGGCTGATGCGTCAAGTGTGATCTGTTGAGCTGTAAGTCGAATCATGAGACTTCCTGTGGTGTGCGTGAGGATGCTGGTTCTTCCACACTGATCTCAGTGCGGTTCATTTCAACATCGGCGATCAGATCTTCGGTGTCAAACTCTACGAAACGGTTGCGAGGCAAAATGTCGGCCCCACTGAGACATTCTTGAATGCAATCCATGTAGAGCTTTGCGCCCAGCAGATAAAGATCCTGCTTGGCCTGAGTGGCATTGGAATAATTGTAGCCAGAAATGCCTATGCCCAGTAAGTAGGCGGGGACACCGATTGCCCTGCTGAGCTCGAGTGCGCTGAAGTTCCGAGCTTCGATGAGCTGGAGGCGACTCGGGTCGGTGTCGAATTGCTCCCATTTTACAGCCGAATTCAAGGCCCCCACGGCGTTCACGCGTCGCGCATTTGACCATGCGGCAGCGAGCTCACCGAGTGACTCTGCGTCAAGTGGTTCAGAGCTGTCGGTCTGTTGTAAGTATCCTGCGACGATCTCGTTTGATGCGAAGCGTTCAGCTGAGCGATCAAGTTTGATTGCTGTTTCTAAGACGCGACGGCCTGTCCAGAGAAAGCCTTGAACTGGTGCGAGGAATTGGATGACATCGTTGGTCGGGATCTGGATTCCGTTGAATGTGATCTGATCGGATTTTCCGAAGAACTGTGGGCCGGGCTGATCCAATGTGTCAACCATTTCGCAGGGCATCCACTGGAACGAAAGCGGACGGCCTGTGGCGGAGCTGCGTGAGGTGACGTACCAGAACGCTCGTCCGCGCATCATGAGATCCATGCAGGTGTTGCTCATGATGAAGTTGCGAGTGAGTGTGGGATCGGGTTGATCCATCCAAGACTCGTTGGGCTCGTAGATTTTTTCGTACTCTTCGCCTGTCCACTGCCGTGTGTAGTGGCGAAGAGGAAGCGAGCCGACAAGCGAGATGATCATCTGCGTCGCTCGAGAAACGGTCGGAACAGACAGGGCCAGTTCCGAAGCCGCCCCGACGGTGTAACTCCAGAACTGACCTAGTCCGCTTGCAGCACTTCCAGCTGCAGCTTGAAGAGGCTCGTGAGCAAACGCTGGGGTCGCGTGTTGCTTCGATCTGCTGAAGAGTGCCATCGCTTCGGAGTCTCGCAAACTCTTCTGCGTGTGTCCACTAAGGTCAACCGAAAGCCATTTGAGGTTTCGCTGAAGCCTTCGGACGCGATGTCAGCATGATTCCCCACACTGAACATCGGGCGAGCTCAATCGGGCCGGGTGACTTCTGTGAACTGAGCACGATCGCGCCACCAGTTTTCACTGCGACGGCTCGAGAGAAGTGCTCCGAGAGTGCAAGGTCACCAGTGTGGCGAACACGATCCTCAACGATCATTGCACGCGCTGCACCAGTCCACTTGATCAACTCGGCATAGCCAACGATGGTCATCCGCCGGCGAAGATCTGGGGGACAGTGAATCTCCAGTGATGGTGTACACGCAAGTTTGACTTGTGGGTCGCTCATTCGAGTTACGACTTCGGCCCACATCTGTTGAGCTGATTCAACTACGAACTCGGTGGTGACAATGACGCGCGTTCCGTCGTACGCGCAACCAATGCCGACATAACGTGACTCATCAACGGATGAATCAATCACGAGCCACTGGATCGGTGGCATCGGGTCAACTGTTTTGCGGTCGTTCCACAAGTTAATCGGAAGATACGAGTTGGTTGAGTCCACCCACAGATTCAGGTGGCCTCGTATAAACGCTTGACGGTTCGGCGAATCAAACGCGAGCTCCAGTGCTTTCATGCTGATCGTCGTTCCAAGTGCAGGGTTCGCCCATCCCCAATAGCGACGATCTTCCAGACTGACTCCGGGTGGCAGTGACCACTCTGCGAAGTACAGCGAACCTGTACGGCCCGAGTCAATCGCTGCCATGCCCTGTTCTCGAAGCTGCAGGAGAACTGTTGAGCCTTGGTCGCCGGCGGTACTGAACATCATCATCATCGGATTCTTCTTGATGGCGACCTGTGACGGCCTGAGCGCAGTAAACACAACCTCGGGACTGATGTCCCACAATTCGTCAACGAGGATCACTGAGGCTGTCATGCCGTGAGCGTGAGCAGAAGCTGCAACGACCGAGATGGAAGAACCGTCTGGGAAGTTGATTCGCTCGTCGCCGTTTTGCCAGCGAACCTTGCAAAGAAACTTGTCCTCAAGGTCACGAACAACGTCACGGAACAAGGCCATGCTTCGACGCTTTTGGTTGGCAACAATCACGATGTTCTGTGGCTCTTTTTGTAATGCTGCATACTCGGTCGCGAAGAACCCTGCGCAGGCTCTCATGACCAGACTTTTCCCACACTGGCGCGCTGTGGACACACAAGCTTCACGGAAAACGAAGTCGCCGTTCTCGTCGTAGGTCAGCGCGTCGTTCACGATCCGCTTCTGCCACTCCATGAGATCAATGTTGAGCACGCGCTTCGCCCACAAGGTCAGGGCAGGGCCATAACTCTCGCCGGCGGGAACGGGTGTGACCAATCTCGGCTCGATCCGTCCCGATGTTGGATAATCCGACGAGATTTCGCTTAGTCCCTGCTGGTTCGGGCTGGTGGAGGGGATTTCCGAGT